CCATGGTCATAACAACTTGACCACCACTGCCACCACTTTGGCCGGTTCCGGCACCTTCAATTGAACCATCTGTTGAACCATCCATGCCCCCAGTCATTGGCGAACCATCCCCCATTATTGGGGGATAATAGATTGGATTTTGAAATTCTTCTTCAATTTCTTCATCCATTAATTCCATATCTTCATCAGTTTGTTTGAAAATATTTTTTCTGACCCAGGTATTAGAAAAATATTTTCCAATAAATGGTTGCAAATCTGTTGCCGCTTCAATGCGGCCAAGTAGGACTTCATTTTCTTTTAATTCTTCAAAATAATTATCTTTTAAAAATTCAATATACATGTAATCTGTATATTGTTGAAATTCTCCAACACCAATAACATTTTTCAATATTAATTGTGTTTCCAATGCTTGTAAGAATAATTCAGAAAATTTCTTTTGAAGTCTTTGTATAAATTTTTGGAAGTTTACTTCATCGCGAGATATTTCGGATGCTCTACCGATATTAAAACCAGTTTCTGATTGCAATCTTGAAAAAGGAACATTTAACGATCTGTATAATTCTCGTTTAAAATATTCCACATCAATCATATCTGTAAAACCAGGATTGCTGCCTTGTAATGTATCAATTTGGGTGCCTTTACTGTCACCCCTTCTTGGCATAAAATAGTCTTCCAACATAGAAGAAAATTTCTTGTCGCCATGAACTTCGCCAGATACACCATCGTAAACAACTTTGTTGCGATATCTTTGCATTACATCACGAACATATTCATCAGCTTTTGCTTTTGGAAGATTTCCAACATCAATATAAAAAATTCTTCTTTCTGGTGCCCTTGTTAATTTGTATATAACAACAGCATCTTCCAACATTCTTAATTGATTTGAAGGCCGGATACAATTATGAACAACAATTCCATTTGCTATAAAATTATGTAAATTTGATTCAACTTCTATGTCATATACGCACTCTGCATCATCCAATAACTCAATAGTAGTAACAGAATCAAAGTCATTTATTGGAGTTTTTGATAAATTAATATACCAAGCTCCCCCAAAACTTTTAACATCTTTGCCGTATATTATTGTTGGAGGCTGATTTACCGTATATATTTTGCCAGACGAATAGCCTAAGCTAGTCCATAGTTCCTTTATATCATAAATTAGTTTTTCATTGGCTAATCCAATAGTATATGCCCATTTTCCGCTATATTGTTTTGATCTGTCGCACCCATCAGCATCGCATAAGCCCTGCATAAAAGCCATTTTTATATCATTTTTTGCCAAATATACCCAATCAGGTATTCTTTTATTTCTTGCTCCAGATATGAACCCAAGTGATTTTAATAAATCTATACCAAGAACAGACCCAGTGAAATAACTACCATATTGGGATACTCTATTTTTTCCAGTTCTGCGAACACATGACCCAAAATATTTAATCATTAATTCTTTATATAAAATATTTTGTGATTCGTATATTCCTTCAGCAAACCCTATTACGTAATCAGTTACCCATCCATCACCAATTAAAAACCCAAATAGTCGAGCAAAATCTGTAGTAACATATTCAGGTATAATTACATCATTAACCCAATTTCCCTTGATTTTTGTGATAGTTTTTATATCAACTGGTATATGTAACAAAATACTGTTTGCCAATTCTACATCTACTGGTGCATTGCCATACACAAATGAGTAAACTAAATGTTTATTTAGTCCAAGATCATTTGCTAATGCATATAAAAATTTTTTCTTACCTTTAAATTTATAATTTACCCATTCCTCTGGATTTGTAACAATACTAACATATCCTCGTGTAGACTTAGGAAATTTTATATCAATACCAGTATCAATTTTAGGCAAAACTACTTGATGTTGTTCTATGTCTATATTTTCAGCCTCAATATATTCAATATTATTAGTTTTTTTGTTTTTTGTTAATATTAGATGATCCTTAGTGCATTTTATATTAGAATGCTTTGTTGTTATTTTTACGACATCTTTTAATCCATTATTCCATATATGCGAAATATTTGTGCAAATCAACTTATCCGAGTGGTAGTCATATGAGTACACTTCATCGCCAACACATAATTCGTTAATATATTTCCATCCAAATGGGGTCTTAATTCTAGTGTCACCAGTCAAACATTTATGTAAGAACCCAAGAACTTGATTTGTGTTATAGTCAACTTGACCAGAGTTAACGCATATGATAGAATCTTTGTTAAATTTTATAGAAGATTGATTTCCAGATTGGCTAACATTAGTGCTTGCGCTAGTATTGAATGCATTATCATTGTAAACATAATATTCATCAATAGATGTTATAATTTCAACACCATTTTGTTTATCTTTGTTTACTTGGCGAATCTTTTTGATTTTTCTTGGATCAATTGGGCGCAATTCGAGGATGCCATCTTTCGGATTCTTTTCATCCGTAATAATGGCAAAATATATGCGCCCATCAATGTACCACCTTCTAAAAATTTGATATGCTTCTTTATCAAATTTCAACAATTGTAGAATATGGTTAAATTCTTCTAAAAATAATGTTTTGATTTTTCTGGATACAGGTAGGTTATCCATGTTTAATTTAACAGGATATACACCATCATTGTAAATAATTGATTCATTTACAATATTTTCTATACCAACATCTACAACAGAATAACTGGCAACAGTTCTGTATTTTTTTATAAGATCGGCATCATTATTAATTGTACCATCAATATCTATATAACTTACACCAAAATATGATGCAGCATTATATAAAGTAACTGCCCCATCTTCTGTTACAGGTGCAACAGGACTGGGCAAGTTCTGCACCACATTTGGTGCAGATTTTTTGCCAAAACTTATTCCAAAAAAATCAAATGCCATAATATTGTATCAATTATATTAAATTAATGGGAAGTTACCAATTGGTGTAGATAATTCTAATCCCAAACCATTTGCATTATTTGTGGTATTAGATACCCAATATTGATACAAGAATGTTACAGTAAATGTTTCTACTGTATTATTATCGCCATAATCCAAAGAAATGTCAGAAACTTCTGCTGGCCATGCATCAACAAATTTGTAGGTTTTGATTACATTGTTGTTGCGATCCATCTGTGTAACAGCCAAATCTGCAACATATTGGGATGGATTTACTGCACCAGTATTGTTAATATTGTTGTTCATATAATTTGACCAAATTTCAAAACTATCTCTAATATTGAAATTTGTATCATTAATGATACGAACTGTCCAAGGTTTGAATCGTCTTTCACCAGCTAGAAAAATAGTTCTTCCACGATATTCTACAGGTGTTGGGTCAACGCTTGACTCAGGCAATGCTGCCGCATTACATAAAAATTGAGCTTGTAATGGAGCAAATGCCGTGTTTCCTGATAAAATGGTAGACGGAAAACTCAATTCAACAGTGAATTGATTGGCACGGACACCACCGCCAGATAAGAATGATTTCATAGCCGAAATAGATGCTATTGCCATTTGTATAATCCTATAATATTATAATAATTGTATTATTTATGTAACAAAAATGGGCAATCCATTGCCCAAAATGTGTTCAATTAGCCACCAGTTTCTGTAAATGATGCAGAATTGTTTGTTGCAACAAAATTCAATGTAATAAAATTGATTGAATATGTTGGCATAATTTTGATATCTGCAACAAATTGATTTGTACTAATTATTTGTGAAGTATTATTACTAGAATCACAAATAATTTGATATTGTTGGATACCTCTTCTGCCCTGAACATCACGCAAAAATGGTTCAATCATTGCGCGGAATCTTCCGCGAGTAAATTGGTCATTAAATTCAAACAATTGATATTTTGCAGCAGTTGCAATAGCTTTTTCCAAGATAATAAACAATCTGCGAACATTGATTCGATCAAATGCAGAAGGTCTTGACAAAGCAGTTTTGTCTCCATATAATACAACACCCTGACCAGGAAATTGTACAACTGGGTTCACACGAGCTTTATACAATGTGTCTCTATCAGTTTGACCAGGATTGAATGCCAATTTTACAATATTCTTAATTTGACCACGATTGAAACCAGCAGGTGACCACCATGGATCATTTGTGGAATCTGTTCTTGCAGCCAAACCAGCGATATCACCATTCAATGGAATCCATCTGTAAACATCATTATAAATATCGTATTGATATTTGTATCCAGAATCGATGATGCCATAGGAAGAGGATGTAATTAAATCTGCATAAGTTTTGATCAAATCTGCTTGTGTAGATGTTGTACCAATAATTGGATCGCCTGTTACAGTATTTTCTGGTGAAACAAATACAACACAATCTTTACGAACTTCTGCAATATTTTGTATAACATAATTTGCCAACTCATAGTTGGCTTTGCCAACAGGGATTAGGGCAACGTCATATAACATATCATTTTGAAACATTTGATATGCAGATTTCATATCACCGATATCTACACCAATACCATTTGATCCATTTGATAATGAAACGTGGTTAATTTTTGATAATGTATTAAAAGATTTTCCAGAAGCAGATGTGCCCCAATTTGTTGTGCCAGTTGGATGATTTGCCCAATACACATATTGAGAATTATCATTGATTACAGATTTGTAATAATTTTTTGTACCATCTGGTTTTTTGGCATCAGATGCTTTTGACACACCTTTATATACTTCTAATACTGTACCAACTTGGCCACTAAACAAACCATTTTCATCAACAACTACAATATGTAATTCGTCAGATGTTGCATTTAAACTTGCGCCAAATGTTGATTCCTCTGGGGCATAATCAAACAAATCCGCATATTGCCATTTCACTGAGTATGCAGAGGCTGAAACTGTTTTTGTTGCACCGGATACAAGTGTCAATGTTGTAGCACTATCTATAGTAGATATTTGACCGATTACTTCACCAGCAACTACCAAATAGGAGCCAACCACTAAATTTGTAACAAAATCAGGGGAACCACCACCAGTAACAGCTTTCGATCCACTGGTTACAGAAATTGTTCCGGCACCAACTTTTAACCAAGTTGCGCTATCTACAATAGAAACAGATAAACTTGAACCAATTGCGCCAGGATATTTTGCAACAAACCCACCAAAAGAGGTAAAACTTAGGCCACCATCTTCGTAATCAGATTTATTTTTAATCAGTGATCTAATACCAACATTGAAGTTAACATCAGAAAAAGTTTGTTTTGCATTTGCAACCAATACAACAGTAGTCGAATCAGTTACTTCGGAAATTTGTCCAACAACTGTACCAGTTTGGGTTAACAAATATTTTCCAACAAATGTGGAATCAAATGCCGTACTAATACCAGAAACATTTTTTGTACCAATTGTTACAGAAATTGTTCCAGCACCAACAGAATCTGCTACAGCATTGTTTGCATTAAACATCCAGGTTGAATATGCTCTGTTAACCATAATGTTACCAGAATATGCCAAAAAGTTTGCTGCTGTGAAAAATGCATTTGCAGATGTCGCACTTGGACTACCAAAATATCTAACCAAATTATTTTCAGTGTCAACAGTAATTGGGTCCATAACTGGTCCCCAATCAAAATCTCCACATGTTGCTGCAGGGCTTGATGCGAGTGTTGGAATTACATTAGTTAAATCTTGTTCTTTTAATGCGACTCCTGGTGATACTAGGAACGATCCACTCATTATATTTTCTCCAAAATTATTATAAAATTTTTACCTTTAAGATAATACTATTTATAAAAAGTTGGACTCATATTTATATATTTTGAAATACTTGCTCAGGGTCATAATTCAAAACATCTTCAATAGACTCCATTGAGTCTATATCAGAACTAGCTTGCCATGATAATTGATATAATAATGTTCTTCTATTTGATATAGCAATTAACAATCCTTGTAACCAACGCAAATATTCTTGATGGGTTTCCCACGTATGCAAAATATTATTAGCATCCTTCCAGAATAGATTATCGGGAATAACACCAAATTCTATTTCAGATTTTAATTGCTCTATTTTTCCTGATATATTTTCTTGAGATACTTTATCGGAATCCAATAACTTATTATCATAGACAATATTATTAAAATGAATATCAGTAGCTAGTTTTTTTATATCAAGTTTTTTTATATTTTTCGCAAATAGTAAACTTTCTGCAGAGACATTCCATTCATTTGTTGTTGTATTATGGGTGTGATGTACCGATGGTCTTGGTGGTTTTTCTTCCATAGAATCATTTAATACGTTATAGTAATGAGTGTCGGCAGAATATGTACCCTCAACGTATCCAAACGCCGCATAATCATCAATAACAGAATCCAATCTACCACCTGAATAATTGCAAATTATATTACCATTGGTGTCAAATATTGTATAATTCATCTATCTTTTACTCGCTATGCTGGTTATAGTCCATTCTGTTATTACTGGTGGCGCACTAGAATTCCATTGCCCCGCTGTCGATGACATGTTCCATAATCTAATTTCAACTATTGCAGATGTAATCTGATTTGCTGTTGTTTGTAACGGCAAAGCTGCAGTCCAACTATTATATGCAAATGTTCTATCTGGAGATATACTGTAGGTATAACTCCATGCGCTATCTGATGTGCGTATTCTAACTTCCATTCGTCCTGGTGAAGTATCTGTTATATACATCGAAAAGCAAAATATTACCGTCCTTTTTATTGCGACATCCACCACAGTCAAAGGCAATGTTATGGTTGGTATTGTTAATGATGCCTCCGTACCGTTAGTAGACGATGTTATAGTGTATGTATATGGTTCAGTAGATTTAATAGAATCTACTAACCCAACTGAACCAGAATTTATATTTCCTGTACTTATTACTGGACCATTCATATAGAATGCAGAACCGTCAAATGTAATATTTTTACTTGAATTGCCTAAACTGAATGTACCATTTCCGTTAATAACTGCACCGGAACCTGACCCCATTGTTGTTCCACTTCTTACTGCAGTTCCAACTTGAAAATTAGTACTAGCAGATAATGTGCCTGAAGTGATTTTATCTGCTGATAAATCAGAAATATATGCAGACCCAATTGCTGCACTTTCGATATATGTACCAACACTAGTACTTGTGATTTTCTTTGTTGAACCACCGCCATCGTTCCAATCAGAAGGAATAGTTTGACCTGTTTGCATTGCTCCAAAAAAGGGCAACGTGACGAAGCAATAACTGCTTGTTTGGCCTGCATTGGTTGGGTCCTTTGCAATTACTGCAAAACACCTTGTTGCATTAGCAGGTGCTTTAGCAAAATAATAACAACGTTTGTAATTGGATAAAGCAGTTCCTCCATACATAGCGTTTGCATTTATATGGTCATAATATGTTATCCAATCACCATTACTTATATATGCTCCATTTACATCATAAAAGTTCATAGCCACATAAGTTGTGCATCTATGAGCACCAAAATAAGCACTGAATTCGTATGCTTTACCTGGAATAACTGGGATACCGGCATATGTCAATATTTTAGTTATTCCGTCAGGCGCTCCTTGAGAAATCCAAGCAGTTTCTACATTTGCCCCACCTTGTCTGATATTCCAATCAGGATGATTTAGCTGCCATCCTGTTATGCTATCCCAATGCTCAAACGACTGGTTCCAAGTTGAGTTTTTCAACATGTTTCCTGCGGCACCACCTTTATTATTGACACGTGCCCATTCGACACCGGCATTAGCACCAGTAGAAAGAATGATATTGCCACTTGTATCCTTTACATTTAATGAGCCGAATGTTTCAATATTGCCTGTTTTATCAATTTTCCAACCAGCATTTACACCATTATACGAGTTGGATTGAATTACATTGCCAATAAGCAAATTAGTAATAGCACCATTTTGAATGTAAGTACCAGAATTTGTTGGTGTGATTTGACCATTAATATTAACATCAAAAGTAGCACCAACTGTTGCGTTGTTGGCAGGCTTGCCACTTCCAGATATTTGTTCCCATACATTGATATTTCCTACTGGTATGCCATTTACTGTCCCAGTAATGTTTCCGGCGAACGCAATTGACGCACTTGGTCTGTATGGATTCTCTTCAGTCAATGACGGTTTTACAATTGCGCTAGAAATAACACCTGATGAATTTATATCCTTGTCTACAGACCTGTACGCCTTTACGCCGAATGTATAATAGACATCCGCAGCAACCCCAAACAAAATAAATGCTCGTTTGTTTGCAGGAATGACATAGGCAGTTTCGGCGGACAGAGATGTTCCAAATGTATAAGGCGATGGCGAATTTGATTGGTAAACATAAACAACAAAGCCGTCTATGTCGCCATCAGCCCCTCCCCATGACCATTCAAACGAAATATCAGCAGAACCATTGCTTTGAAGCGTGTGGTCTATGGTCATCCCATCCGAAGATATTGTTGGGACTACAACTGCCGATGCATTTCTATCATTACCTGAATTAAAGTTTTCAACTGCCGTTGTTACTATTGATGCGACGACACCATTTATGTTGGCTGTAAAGTTTGGGGTTCCGCCAGTGACACCAATCCAATCTGGCGATGTTGATGGCGAAATGACCGAACCTATTTCAATCCCATTTTCCGTTCTTCTCGCGGCAGCTATTCCAAAAGAGTATGTGTCTGATGGGCTAACGCCCTCAAAAACATAGTAAGACGGCAGTGTTGTATTTACATTAAATGCGATGCTTGAATCAGAAATGGTTGGTTGTGACCCACCATTTGACCAAAACAGCATCAGTAAATCAGCCTGCAGAGTCCCTTGTGTATACGCACCCCAGCCCAGCGTAATGTTGCATGTGGCGTTTGAGTTGTTTGTGACGCTTATTGTTGTCGGGGTTGGTGCATTTGTTGGAGCACCAGATGAGCGATATTTTGTAGTTCCAGTGTAAGCAGTATTGCCATTTGATGAGTTTGTTACAATAGTGGAAGCAGATACCCCAGCTACTAAAGTTCCCTCTGGTGCCCCAACCGTAGCATTATTCTCTGGTTTAGTTGCTCCGTTAATACGACTGAAATCCATATTACCGCCAGTCGATAATACTAATGCTCCAGTTGAATCCCTTACTTCAAAACTTCCATAAGTAACAATATTGCCTGTCTTATCTATTTTCCAACCAGCATTTGCACCATTATACGAGTTGGATTGAATTACCTCGCCAATTAATGCATTATCAATAGCACCATTTTGAATATATATACCAGCATTGGTTGGTGTGATTTGGCCATTAATATTAACACCAAAAGTAGCACCAACTGTAGCATTGTTGGCAGGTTTAGTTGAGCCAGTAATGCGACTGAAATCCATATTACCACCAGATGTCAACACAGTGTTGCCACCAGAATCCAATATTGTTATTCCAGTTGCAACCAATGAGCTACCATTAAATCTCAAATAATTTGTAGCACTTCCAACATCAAATTTGTAGGCACTTGAGTCATACCCTAGAAAAAACCCTGCAACGGAGTTGCCATATGTTTTTCCAGTTGAGGACAAACTTCCTATAGTAGATATACCAACTGTACCCAAATTGGCAGAAATTGCAGAAAGACTTCCAACTTTTAAATTGCTTAAATATGGATTTCCCCAAACAATATTTCCACCAACTGTATACAATCCATCCACTTGATACATATATTGACCAGCAGATAAATTTGATGTGGCACTAAATGACCACGCACCTTCGGCAGATGTTGGGGGAACATCTCCAGTCCCTGGAGTAACTGCCCCAGGAGATGTGCCACTATTTGTTACAATATATGCTATCCTATAGGATGTACCAGTTTGACCATTTGGACCAGTTTCTCCCTTAATTTTAATTGGTGTTGACCATGTTCCATATGATGTTACTGTTCCAGATGGATTAACAACATTTACCTGTTGTGACATCCATATTGTGCCAGCAGATGGAGCAATGTCCCATCCTGTAGTAGAACTTGGGGATGGTGTAGCTGGTGATGATACATTGGAACTAAATATGTACCTAACTGATCCACCACTAGCATCAACACCATTTTGCGCAAATATTACAGGTGTTGACCAAACTCCTTGCTGGGGAGCCAGCCCATCACTGGTAAAAATTCTTGTTGAAGCGTATAGGGGATTTGTTCCAGTTGGGATTCCATCACTCCAACCAATAGTTGTTGGATTTGGGGAGCCATATGATCCACCAGTTGGTGTTGCTGGTATACTTGTTGCACGAATGAATCCAAAACCCTTTACCTGTCCTTGTCCAGTTTGCCCAGTTTCACCCTTTATTCTAATTGGTGTTGACCATGTTCCATATGATGTTACTGTACCGGAAGGATTAACAACATTTACCTGTTGACTCATCCATATTGTATTTTCAGATGGGGAAATATCCCATCCTGTGGTAGAATTTGAACTTGGTGTTGCTGGCGCAGATACATTGGAACTAAATATATACCTAACTGATCCACCATTGGCATCTGTGCCATTTAATCCATTTTGCGCAAATATTACAGGTGTTGACCAAGTTCCTTGCTGGGGAGCCAGCCCATCACTAGTAAAAATTCTTGTTGAAACATATAATGGATTTGTACCAGATGGGACTCCATCACTCCAACCAATAGTTGTTGGATTTGGGGAGCCATATGATCCACCAGTTGGTGTTGCTGGTACACTTGTTGCACGAATAAAACTAAATCCTTTTACCTGCCCTTGACCACTTGGACCATCTATGCCTGGATCACCGTTTTCGCCTTTTATTTTAATTGGTGTTGACCAATTACCATAGGTAACAACAGCACCCGTTGGATCAACAGTGTTAACCTGTTGTGACATCCAAATTGTTGTAGTTGATGGGGTGGCATCCCACCCAAATGTGGAATTATTTGCTGGCAATGTTGGAGAAATTGCAGAATTACTAAAAATATATCTAACAGACCCACCTTTAGCATCTGTACCATTTACACCATTTTGTGCAAACAGTGTTGGAGTTGACCAAGTTCCTTGCTGGGGAGCCAGCCCATCACTGGTAAAAATTCGCGAAGAAACGTATATAGGATTGGTTCCAGCAGGAATGCCATCATTCCATCCTGCAGGAACAGGTGATGCAAAACTACCTGATGCAGCAGATGGAGCCGATGGCATAGTTGCTGATCGCAAAAATACCAAAGATTTTACCTGTGCTTGCCCAACTGGTCCAATAGAACCATCCAATCTGTATCCAATATGACCAATTGTACCAGATACCCAATTTCCTGATGTAGTTGTTGCTGTCCCCGAATCGGTCAAAGTTATAGATAACATATACAATGTATATCCAGTTCCTGGACTAGCTGGAGCCGATGAACCCCACCCACTTGGATATGCGGATACATTGCCTGTTGACCATGTATATACAAATGCTTGGCTATATGTTCCTGTACCAGAATTTGACCATTTAAATGCTGTTATTGTTATACTTTTTGTGCCAGGGGTTCCAGGGTCACCAGGGGTTCCAGGGTCACCAGGGTTGCCATTTTCTCCTTTTATTTTTATAGGTTGCTGCCATGTTCCATACGTTATAACAACTCCCAATGAATTTGTTATATTAATTTGTTGACTCATCCAAATTGTTGTGGAACTTGGAGTAGTATCCCAACCTGTTGTTACAGAATTTGCTGGTAAAATTGGTGCAACTGTATTAGAACTAAATATATATCTAACTAATGATCCATTTCCCGTAGCACCATCTACTCCATTGTTTCCGTTTGTCCCATTGTTTCCATTTTGTGCAAATAGTGTTGGAGTTGACCAACTTCCTTGCTGGGGAGCCAGCCCATCACTGGTAAAAATTCTTGTTGATGCATATATTGGGTCGGAACCGACAGGAATGCCATCACCCCAACCAATAGTTGTTGGATTTGGGGAACTATATGATCCACCAGTTGGAGTTGCTGGTACACTACTTGACCGAATAAATGCAAATGATTTGAACTGTGTTGGGGTGGCACTGCCACCAGGAATTGCCCCCTTTGTTACCATTAATTCAACAACATCGCCTATAACATAACTTCTGGCAATGGTGCCATTTTGGTGTCGTCTAACCGTTAAAGTATCACCACTTTTTCCAACAATTTTTATAATTTCATGGTCTATTTCTTTGTTGCCAGATATTTTATATAATGTGGCTAAAGCATAATTTGCTGGCGAAGCATTCGGAAAAAATACCCCATCACCACTTTGTAATTGTATGGATGTGGTAGATTTTGTAATATTTGCTGCCAGCAAACTACTGGCAAAAAGAGGTGTTAATTGTGGCATCTGTTAATTCCAATAGTCTTTTATAAAATCTGAATAAGATTGGTTTGCTGGTATCCAAACTTCTTTACCAACTATATCCAAATCTGGTTCTATGGTGTCTATACCATTATCAATATAACCATATGGGGTCAACTCATTTTCAATTCTGGTCATTTGGTTTTCATAAATCATATTCCTAATATTTACATTTGTTACATCCTTGAAGAATTGTTGTGTGCTTAAATATGCAAATAATACTAAACACATGACCAAATCATCATGGCAACCAGAATCTGCCTCAAATGATGTTTTTGTTGCAATAAATGTGGATAATTGTACAATTGTATCAAAATCATTATCAATCAATTTATGATTTTCCATCAATGATTTCAATGCACTGCATCCAATTCGTTTTGATCTTTGAGTAGTCCTTAACCCAGCTTTACCCATTTTTCCCCATTCTGTTATCATACCATCTGTAGAATATAATACATTTTCATATTCCAAATCTGTATGCAAAATATCTATAACTTGGGAACCTATATCATTCAATTCTATCAATACATAACATTCGTTATAATCCTTTGCTACCTTATGAATAACATTTGGATATAATATTGGTGGAATCTCGTTTGAATTATAATTTGCTACAACTCTATAGGGACTATCCGTTATATCAAATATTTTGAAAGCAGAATAGTCCAAACTTTGTCCACGAGATACGTCAACAGTCATTACATACAAATTTCCCTCAATCGGTGGTTGATATATTTTTAAACAATCATTTATTAATACTGGGGTCTTATAGACCAAATTTTTAATACAAGTGGAGTTTAATAATGTATTTGACGACCCTTGAAAATCTGCTTCCATCTCTTGGGAAAATTTTAAATCTCCCAGAATTTTTCGCTGATTTTCTTCCCATTTCGCGTCACGATCTGGATGCCTATCCCATTTTATATGAATGTGAGCAAATCCATTTAAACCTAAAACAGCATCATTGTAAAATTTATAAAAATGATTTAACCCTAATGGTGTTGAAACCATATATACTCTAGTATCTTTACCAGATGATATAGTTGGAAATACAGCAGTAAAAAATTCATTCGCCATTGCTGATGGAACAAACGAAAATTCATCAAGTAGCAGCATATTTATTGAAAATCCACGAATTGCAGCAGAAGATGTTGCCTCTGCTATTATTCTTGATCCATTTTCTAACACCATCCTGGATTTATTAAATTCTACAACACCACTTTGTAACCATATTGGTAAATGTGTATATGCTTTTTGAACTTTGTCCAAAATTTCAAATGCTGTAACCCTTTTATTGGCAAGAATTGCACAGGTTTTATCTGGATTAAATATTGAATACCATAGGAAATATGCAGAAACTGTTGTGGTATTATGAGATAATATACCATTAGAATAAAATCTATGGGTGGGAGATTCCACCGAAATATCATACATATTTTCTGTAACATCAAATGTTTCCAATTTTGTGACCAATCTGGGACCGAATTCGGTCGAAATTTTGGTAACAAATGGTACAACATCTTTTACATAGATTTCATTCAAATATTCGTCAAATATTATATGAGTATCTGCACAATCCAGATACAACCCATTTTGCAATTCCATTCTCCAAACTTGATATGGAATTGTTTTATATATGGTTGAAATTGGTTGCCACCCATCATCGGAAAGGATTTCCCATCCTTGGGGCAAAGATATTTCATCGATAAATTTTTTATTCGCGTTTGACATGCCTACCTTGTATTAACCCTTCTGTTACTTCCCATGGGAACAACTGTTTATTTTTTCCTGTAACTGGGTTATAATATATTTTTCTGCCTGTGCCAATATTCCATCCACATGGAATTACATCTGTTTCTCTAAATTCTTTAAGAATCTTTAACTCTATATTATGATATATTTTTGTTCCTTTATTCCTTGCTCCATTTTTCCTAATCCATGATGATTCAGACATATTCTTCTTTGCTGCATCACTTCTTTTCATTCCAGTATGCTTGGCCGCAGTTTTTGCAATTTTTTCTGGATTTCTATTTATATCATACACATGCTTTTTTTGAATCTCTCTAAATCTTGTGACAGATTCTTCTCTATATTTAGTTATTTTGTTATACTGTTCAATAGATTGTTTGATTATTTTGTCAGTTAATGGTATCCAATCTTTTTCATTTGGATCGCCTAATTTATATTTAATTTGTTTATTGGTAAATACATATTTGGTTCTAATATGATTCATACTATAAAAATGCTCATCAAAAATCAAACAATCCATTGTTTTCAATATTGGTTTTTCTATATCTATTATTGGATAATAATCTTTACCTCTAAATGTATAAGAAGTTCTATCAGTCCTATTATAGAACTCTGGTGACATCGCCGCATTAGTATCCAACAACCAAAATATTTCCCTATCATCCAAAGATTGTTGTGAGTCGCACCATTCTATGATTTCACATGTAAAAGCTTCCTTGCCATATTCTCTGATTGCCAATTTCAATGCTGATCCAGAACCAATATAGTTTAAGTCTAATTTGTTACTGCGATGCTGACCAATATACCTCATACCATTAATAGTATTTGTTGTTAGATATACATAACCATATTTCATTTCACTTATCTCCAATTATAAATTGTTTATTATATAACAACTAATAGTGGTTGTCAACATCTTTAGGAGCATAAAAATTTTATACAATCTTGTACAACATTTTGTTTATTATTCATGTAATCAGATTCTTTTACATGCATTACATCATATCCAGCAGCAATAATTTGCGCATCTCTCTCAAATTCTCTTCTAGGGTTTTGTTGAACTTCATGCCAATATGTGCCATCAAATTCTATTATTTTTTTGCGATCAATATCTATAAAATCTGGCTTTATAACATTAACATCCAAAGTTAAAATATACTCTGAATTTTTTCTTCCATCTATTCTATGATTTTCTGCAAAATAAACACAATCATTGTTATCATATTCATCGTATATACTCCAAAACAATTCCTGAGAAATTTTTGAAAAATTAGATTTTTTATAATTTGTGTGCCATTTATTTTGTCTATCCTGCCATCTCTTTAATCCATCAATTTCGCCGAATTTTTCTATACATTTGTCAAGAGAAAACGTCGATTGTCTAGTTGATAATAACTCTTTGGCCAGCTCTTCATCCCCATTGGTTTTTTTCATCCAATATTCTATTGTTGTTGGATTGTTGTTATTAGCTGTTCTGGTATCTATTGATTTTTTTACTGTTTGTTCAGATATATCACCCTTTATAAACTTTTTAGAAAAAGGTGACAATCTTCCTCCGTGATTATATCCAGGATTGTTTTCTCCTGCTACTTTTTCTATTAAAGTCAGGCATTTGAGTTGTTCTAAACCAAATTCCTTTTTATATTCATTATGGTCAATCTTGTGGGAGTATAATAAATGCCCAGTCAATTCTCCAGTTTTCATTCCACATATTTTGCACACCAAATAATCTTTTCCTTCTTCTTTGTCAGCAAATATTTGTTCATTTTTCTTCCGTTTTGCCTTTGTTCCTCTTGATTCTATATAGTTGCCAGTAGAGTAATCTTCAATTGCTTGTTGTAATGTTATCATTTTGTATAGTTGGGTTGTTTTGGATACATAAGTATTTATCACAAAACGATTTCCAATCTGTCATGGTGTTGCAGTGTTTCATCCACAAATAAAAGTCGCCAACTTTTATTTTTAATGGCAATCCTTTATTATATGATGGATTTTTTATAGTAATATCAGTAACATACAAAAAACACTTACCCAATTGTCTTCCCATTGCGGCAACAACTTTGGTGTTATCATTTAATAAATTAACAAATTCTTCTTGATAATCATATAACTCAAAATTGACCAAACCTTTATCCACATGTACGATTTTAACGTAGTTTTTGATAAAATAGATTGGGTCATCTTTGCATTTCAAATATTCTTCAATTTGGTCAGCGGTGTAATCAAGTTGTACACCAACACCTTTTAAAAGTGGATTATTTCTGTAATATTTGATTTTTGATGCCATTATTTTGCCAATTTCCTGTCAATTGTGTCATCATTATGCGAAGAAGACTTCATTGAATTTCTGGTAGTTGTTGTAGTATTTTTATTTGATGCAATTGCGTCCCTAACAAATACATTGGAATCTTTTGACAAATTATGTAATGTACTGGATGCAGTATTTGGATTTGCTGCCACAGCGGCTTTTGTATAAGATGATGTTGACATAGACAAATTGTGTAAGTCATTTGCATGTGTCTTTGGATTTGATGCAACGGCCAATTGTACAGAATGGTCTGAATCATCATGTAATTTGTTTAAAGTAGTTTGATCAACATTTCTGTGTTTTGCTACTTCAATTCTAACCAATCTGTCATGGTGATTGGCTAAATGATGCAATTCTGATGGTTCTAAATCATTGTTGGATAATTTTTGTTTAATATGGGTTTCTATATAGGGGTGAACACCTTCATATAGTTTATTAATAAATTGTTTAAACGTTTTATTCATATATTACTCCTATATGTTATATTTAATTATTGTTCCCAAGAATATGTAAAATCTATTTTATTTGTTACAGCATGTTTACATAATTTGTCCCACAATGAAACAGTTGTTGGTTCAGTTGATACAATTAATTGCCCACATTTGGTTTGATTTGCAAGATTTTGTAAAGCTACCCAAAAATCTTTATTAAATCCTGTTGCCATGGCTGGTTCATCCATATATATGTAATCAATCTTTCTACAGAATATTAGAGCAGACTCTTTATATAAAGAAAATTTGATTACAGAATTGGTTGAGAATTTGTAATGATCTCTATTTGCATTTTCTATTGCAATAGTTTTCAACCAATTTGGGAATCGATCATGGATCAATTTTATTGTATGTTGGATATTGGCCAATGCATCCAATTTTGTCGTAAAAATGATATATGTTTTATTGACATTAAACATAGCCATATGTAGAAATTTTGCTACAGATACAAATGTTGCGCCACTTCCCCTGGTATATTTTTCAATAATATTTTTATCAGATGTTTCGGTTGCCGAAATAATGATTTTTTGGAATGGAGTTATTTTTTCAATATTTTCAACTAATCCATTTGTAGATATTTTAACGTAATTATCGAAAAAATAGTTAAAATCTTTTGCACATTTATCTAGTTCACTTTGGCTCATAGTCTTTTTCCTTCATTGTAGCAAGTAATTTTGCCAAATCTGAAGTAGTTCCGGCAAAAACAGTTTGGTTAATAGTTTGGTTATTTATATTTGTGGCATTTTCTTGTTGAATAACTTTTGTGGCAACACTCATATCATGGTGTTTTTTCTGGATTTCCAGCAGTTGTAGATTGGTATCTGCCAATGTTCGGAGCAAAGTTGAAAAAACTTCGATACTTCTTGGGGATTCTGTTGCAGAAACCATGGATAAAGCCACCTCAAGCCCTTCCTTGCCCTTTTCCAACAAATCATAAATATTGGTGCGGGTTTTTTGATAGTCTTCTTCTATGTCACTTATTGATCCAATTTCGGCCAACTCTGTTGAGGTATCCTCAACCTGTATGGGCAAAAATTCACCATGCTCAAATGTATCCATTGATTCTCTTTACATTTTTTAAAATGTGTGTTAATATAATGTCATTATTTATTTGAGACACTATTATGTATAATGATTTAATTGGATGGGCATTTTTATTTGTACCAGTAATTATTTTGAGTATGGGTTTAGCAGTATTGGCGGCAATTATTGATGGTATTAAAGGATTATGGTTCAATATATTAAATATAATTACATCAATACTCGCATCACCTTTGACATGGATTGTTATAGTTCTTTCCTATTTTGCTAAAGTTAATGGTGGATAAATGAAAACAAAATATTGTATCAAAGAAAAAGAATCTGGTATAATTGCTATAACCAGTTCTTCATATTGGATTGTCGAAATGTTATTTAATTTTTATGATACAAATAGGTATATTTTAGCAACTTTCAAAATAGATATATAGTATTACTATAAACTATTTTTGAAACATACTATGCCATTATACGAATTTTCTTGTAACAAATGTGAACACAGATTTGAAAAATTGAACCCAATTCGGGACATGAAAGTTCCTGAAACGGAACCCTGTCCAAATTGTGGTTCAATAGGAACAGTTGAACAAAAAGTTTTTTCTGCCCAATTATGGGTTGATGCACACAAAATTGGTGTAAAAAAACATGATGCAGGATTTACAGAGGTTCTGTCCAGAATTGCAGAAAAAGCACCTGGAACAAATATGCATGAAAAATTGAGCAGGAACCCTTAAACAGTTTGGGGGCATTATGCCCCCATTTTGTTAACAAGTTGGATTATTTGTCATTAGTATTCCACCTTGGCCCCATTGTGGATTACCAAGTATTTCTCCCCTTTTTATTTGCCCAAGTGGAATTTGTGTTGGTTTGACATCGGATACTTCTTCTAGTTTTTTACAAATAACTCCCCATTCTGTGGCATTTGGTGTAAATTGATGTATTTCAATATATCCTTTTAGCCATATACAAAATTCTTTTTCAGTCATGTTTTTATCCTATTCTCCATTATCTCAATAAATAATGGATGGTTTAATGATTCGGTAGTAATGGTATTACCCTTTGATAAATTATCTTTAGCCCATAGAGGTCTAAAATTAGTATAATGATTTAATTTAAGAACTTCGTCTACATCTTTAGCAAAAGATATAGGAACTATGTGATCTAGGTGCCATTCGTGTCTATTATCCCAAGACATTCCATCCGTGAATTTGTTATCTATATATATTATAAATTCTGCGTATGTACACCCAAGAACGGATGAAGATGTTGTCAATTTCTCACCAGTAAATAATTTTATAGATTGTCTAATATGCCATCTAATTAGTTTTTTAATTCTATATAATGGGTTTGTGTCATACAAAACTTTTTCCCTATGCCTTGACATGTTTTGTATTATTGCCTTGTTTTTTTCTCTATATTTTTTTACGTAATCTTTATACTTCTTTGTTGTTCGTATATGCAAATAATATTCTCTAGCTTTGTGTTTATTATTATTTCTATAGTTATCACATGTTTGTTTTCTTTTTTCTTTATTATTTTGTCTATAATCTGCACATCTACTTAAACATTCTTCCTTATTTGCTTCATAATATTCTTTACCTAGTTGCGACCGGCATTCTTTACATTGTGCCCTAACTCCGTATTTATATCTCGGATGCGGATGAAAATCATCCAAATTCTTTTCTATTTTACAAACTGTACATCTCTTCATAATTTCAATGTATAAATAAATCTATTTATTGGTTAAAATACTGTACCATTTTGGACAGGTTCCTGTCAAGAAAAATTTTATTTGTTGATATACCTTGTAAATAAAATTTTTGCCTATATAGTATAGTTAGGCATAAATAGATTACACATTGTTGATTAACCTAGCTGGGGGGATTGTTACCAGCGGTAAAACCTTCGCAATTGAACGAGAGGAACACCTAGTCGGGCAACAACGACGACCTTAGCAACTACCCGAAAGGATGATAGGCAACGCCCCCATGCAACCGAGAGGTTGAAGCGTAAATGTCTTTGCTAATGTAGAATTATTTTGAAGGGGTAAAGAACCGGGCATCTGGAAAGTAAAAGAGAACCACCCCGGAGCATCAGTGCATATGTCAATGTATGTGTATTGATGTACCGTTGTCAATTAATTGAGTAAAATCTATTGATTGGGAATACGCAGCGAGAGGTACAGGACAACCGCCTCAGTAGTGCTGTAACATTGATTTTTTTAAAAACTTCTTCTTTTCGGAAGGGGAAGTTTTGTCAAAAATTTGAAACATTTGGGGCAATTTGGGAACATTGGGAGCAATTGGTTACCTATTTGATAAATACCTCCAAATGGAAACCAACAATAATTACAAACCCGCTTTGCGGGTGCGAAGCACTTTGTGATTTTGGTTTTTATTGTTACATTTGGTTTGGTTGGTTAAAATAGTGTAGAATAAATCATTTTACAAAAATACCATATTTGTAACAATACACAAATATATTACAATCAGTGCTTCGCACATCTTCGATGTTTGTTACATGTAAATTACAATATTTAAATTTTGGAAAAATATTATGTCAAAATTTGACCATGAAAAATTAAACAAAAGAGATTTAGGTCTAAAAAGTATTAGAGAAGAACAATTCAATAATAGAATAAAGGTGGTATACCTAGATGTACCCTACAGTGAAAAAGAGGAAGCAAAGAAATTTGGTGCCAGATGGGATTCACATTTTAAAACATGGTGGTGTTTGTCAAATAATCTTTCAAAATTGAGTAAATGGTTACCAGATAAAAAATAAGTATTGTACTAAATAATCATACCATTAACTACCACACTTTTACATATATGAGAAAAAGACGCAGTGCAACAACCATGGAAGAAATCCCAAGCATTGTACCAAAAAGTTCTTCTTCAAAAACGAAAATAAGATTGGAACATTTAAAAACAGTTGTTCCGTTAACGGAAAATCAAACCTTTGCATTCCAAGAATATTCACAAGATCAAAACTTAGTATTACATGGTTGCGCCGGAACCGGCAAAACGCTGTTGTCCCTATATCTTGCATTAAAAGATGTGTTTACAAAAGGAACACCATATCACAAAGTAATCATTATCAAATCTGCTGTTCAAACTCGTGAATTAGGATTCACAAAAGGAACAAGAGAGGAAAAAGAGTTTGAATACGTTGTTCCATATATTTCAATATGCAATGAATTATTTCCAAACATTGAAAATGCATACCAACAATTAGTTGATCAAGGTGTTATTCAGTTTATGACTACATCTTTTATGCGAGGCATCACCTTTAACAATTCTGTTATAATTTGCGATGAAATGCAACAGAACACTTTCAAAGAATTGGATATGGTTGCTACCAGAGTTGGCGAAGATTCTAGGATAATTTTTAGTGGAGATTTAGTTCAAAGCGATTTGAAAAAACATGAACAAAGTGGATTTAATGAATTTATGAGAATTGTAAAGGAAATGCCAGTTTTCACAAATATTGAATTTACTGTAGATGATGTGGTTAGGTCAGGGTTTGTTAAACAGTATATTTTAATAAAATTAAAATTAGGTCTTTAATGAAAACATTTAAACAAATTTTGGCCGAAAGCGGCCACATAGATATCCATCGTGGTGTAAAATTGTTTCCAACGAACCATCTTGCACAAAGAGAAATTGAACGACATGTGCCAAGAGAGAATTTGATGAAAATTCATCGAAAAGTTGTTGACAAAATCAAGAGTGGGGAGTATACTCCCAAACATGGTACATTCATGGTGTTTGATAAAGAACATAAACAAACAGTATTGATGCAACATAGGGCAGATAAATATGCCACAAATGATACCAGGAAACATCTATTTTTGATCAGTGCATATGATCCAGGTGATGTTGGTAAACCAAGGCAGGGTCAAGATAAAGTTGTTACAGAACAATATTTGGAGATATGATGCATATTGCGCAATATACTAGACAAAAAGAAAAGATTGAAAAATTTAATCAATTTATGACCATGACAAGAAATGGTGAAAATCTTATACCAATTGAAAAGATATCTTTTAGGACTGGTATCACAGCGAAAGAAGATGTGCCAGAATTTTTATTATATGAAATTAATAAAATCTTGGGCACAGAAATGGAAACCATTTTGGTACGAGCTAGGACAAAAATGGAATCAGATTTGAAAGATATGGCCGCATTGGCTATTGATGAATATAAAGAATTATTGGAAGATGCGGGGTTAAGTGTATGAGACATAGATTTTCACAAGATTTTGTTGAGTATGTGAAAGAAGTTTTAGAAAACAATTTACATCCAGCATATACAGATATTTCAAATAATTTTGTTCTTGACAATGGCGAAATTCGTGCTATAATTAATGAACAAACTGGTGAAGAGATAGATGTTTTAGAAGTTTAACAACTAATTAAGAGCAATTTGTAGGCCAATAGCATAATTGGTTAATGCCCTCCGCTCATAACGGAAAGACCCTTGCAAGGCTTAGTATAGGTTCAAATCCTATTTGGCCTACAAATTGCTCTTATGTTTACCTGCATTCTTTACTATCATGTGATATGCTATATCAACACACATTAAAAAAGTGTGTATGAATAACAAATAATTAGGAACTATATTATGAAAATTTATATTGAATACAATGATAAACCAATGGTATCCATTGATGATGTAAAATTTTTTACATTTTCTGGTGGGGAAGTTCATATCCAACTCCCTGACCTAAATTGTGCAGATACTGCAAAAATTAGGGTCACTACAAGGATTACAAATAGTGATGGGGTAATGGAACTACTATTTGTAACAGATGCCTTGCGTCGAAAATTTGGAACCTTGGTTCCCATCTATGTCACAATACCATATTTGCCGTATGCGCGGCAAGATAAAATTTCTGCAAATGGTGAATCATTGTCACTAAAAGTTTTTGCAGATTTACTCAATTCGCAAAATTACACCAAAGTGATCACATATGATGCCCATAGCGATGTTGCATCAGCTTTGATCAATAATTTACAAGTTATTACACAAAAAACAATTGTGCATTATGTTGCAATAAGTAGACATGTCGCACATCTTTTGTTAAATAAGGTTTTAATTATTCCAGATCATGGTGCCAGTAAAAAATCATACCAATTGGGCGAAGTGTTATCGCCAAGTGAATTTGTTCAAGTTGATAAAGCCAGGGACGAATTTGGTAACATTGTTAAAACAAAGGTGTTTTCAGATGACCTTACTGGTAAAGATTGTCTAATTGTAGACGATATAACGGATGGAGGGCGCAGTTTTATTGAAATTACTAAAGAATTAAAACAACTTGGTGCAAAAACTGTAACATTGTTTACCACACATGGTATATATTCAAAAGGTGTGGAATGTATTTATGAATCTGGTATTGATAATATTATAACCACCGATACATTTAGGGATAATTATAATAGTACAGTAAACTGTATACCCGTTGTTGATAGATTATTTTAATAGGGCTATATTATGAAAACATTCGCACCATTACAAAAAGATTTTTACAAAGTTGGTCACGTTCACCAATATCCAGACAATACACAAACCATTTATTCCAATATGACCGCTAGAAGCGGCAAACATGCAAACATTCCTGATTCAAAAGGTGTATGGTATGTTGGTATGCAATTTTTTGTAATGGATTATTTGATTGAAGAATGGAATACTACATTTTTCTCCAAACCAAAGGAGAAATGTGTTAGACAGTATAAAAGAATTGTCTCAAAAGGTTTGGGATATGATGTAGATGTTTCACATATTGAAAAACTACATGATCTAGGATATCTACCAATTCGTATCAAAAGTTTGCCAGAAGGAAGTTTTGTGCCATATGGTGTTCCAATGTTTACCATTGTAAATACCTTGGATGATTTTTATTGGGTAACCAATATGTTGGAAACAGTAATTTCTGATGAATTATGGTTACCAATTACTTCTGCCACTTCTTATATGTGGTACAGAAAAAATTCTTTGAAATATTCTGAACTAACTTGTGAAGATAATAGTTTTGTTCCATTTCAGAACCATGATTTTTCTATGCGTGGTATGCAAGGTAGACATGCTGCAGCAATTTCTGGATTTGCATCCATTGCTATGGGCAGTTATGGCACAGATACTATTCCAGCTATTATGCTGGCAGAAGATTATTATGGTGCCACAGATGAAGACCATATTGCATACAGTGTCAATGCGAGCGAACATTCGACAATGAGCGCAGGGATTGGCAACTTTGATTCGACAGATGAATATCATACATACAAAAGATTGTTGACAGAAGTGTACCAAAGTGGTATTGTAAGTTTGGTATCTGATACATTAGATTTTTGGAAAGTTGTGACAGAAACTGTCCCACGTTTGAAAGACATTATTCTTTCAAGGGATGGCAAATTGGTGTTGAGGCCCGATTCCGGCGACCCTGTTAAAATCATCTGTGGCGACGAATCCGCCCCAATTGGTTCCTCAGAGTACAAAGGATTGATCCAATGTTTGTGGGAAACATTTGGTGGCAGAATTAATGCAAAAGGATTTATGGAGATTGATCCACATATTGGTGCCATTTATGGTGACTCAATTAATACCACCAGACAAGATCAAATTTTGTTCCAACTTATGAAAAAGGGATTTGCATCCAATAATGTATTGTTCGGTGTGGGGAGTATGCAGTATTCTTATGTAACAAGGGACACCCATGGGATGGCAATCAAATCCACATGGGCAAAAATCGCCAACAAGGGCATTCCATTGTTCAAAGACCCTAAGACAGATGATGGAACCAAACGGTCAGCCAGGGGGCTGCTAATGGTCACACAGGTAGGAAATGAGTACAGGTTGGTTGATAATGTTTCAATTGACCAAGAAAGGCATGGTTGCTTGGAAACAATTTTAGAAGATGGTAAAATGGTTAAATCGACTACTTTGGAGGAAATCAGAAAAACTGTTGACAGTTTCTTATAAGTATTGTAATATGGTGGCTCCATTTTTGGGGCTACCATAAAAGCCTAAATAATATTTTGGCAAAAAATAAAAGGAGAAACCCGATGAAGAAATTTATTCTTCTTCTGCTAATCTCAACCAGTGTTTTGGCAGATGCCG